CTTTTTTGAGTTGTGCAGCAAATACGTCTAATACCTCTTTGCTTTCTGGCCATTGCACTTTAGACAAATCATCTAACCAATGTTGTACATTTACACGCCAAAATGTTTGAAATGTGCCTTTGTATTCTAATTCAATTGAATCACCTAAATAGCCGTGCCGCAGCATAATTTTAGCCCAAGTTCTATGCACTTTTTGCTGACTAGCAGTTTCTAACATATTAGTGCTTACATACATTGGTTTGTCTAAACCTAAGTAATAAAAACAAGCAGGTGTTAGCATTTGACTTGTATGATGATTCATAGGACTACGGTCATTGTTATGTACTTTATGTCCACGAATATCATCTACACGTTCAATTAGCAATGCTGTACGTGCAGCAATTCGATGTGCATCTTTACCCAATATTCCTAATTGACGCAAACTGTGTGTAATTGTTGTGCCTATTACTCTGTTTTTGTAGTAAAGCAAAATAAGGGTAGCATCTTCGTGCTTATCAATATAATCAATAAGCACTGTTTTGTTATGGTTGTTGTAAAATCCTCTAGCAGCAGCACCTTCGTACCAATCCTCTAGGTCTTGTGTTCCATCATAAACTTCAAGTCTATACAAATACTTGTGTCCTGTCAATCTTACGTAGATTGTCGTCTACTTTGATTTCGTCTACTTTTTTGGTTTTTATTTCGTATGCGCATTTGTGTTGTTTTGTAAACTTTGTAATATCTAAATCACCTGTGTAATATACAACACATTCGTGTGCAACTTTTCTACATAGTGCTAAACTCGCACCATTCTCAATTGCAACTTTTTCGATTTGTTCTGGATATACTCTATCACCGCAGTTTTCCATTTTAAACGCATTGAATCTACGTCCTGATAGTGCAAACTCGCCATCTTCTGTGATTTCTATTAAATCACCACTATGCCAGTAGTCGGTTTGTTCTTTATACTTACAAGCAAATTCTATTGTTCCGTCATCATGATTAACAAACTTGTAATCAATATTAGGATTAATATCATTAAAATGATAGATATCCTGTTTTTCTGTTGACATAATAATAGGTGGCACTTCTGTGCTGCCATAACCAGTGTTAACTTGTTGCGCACCTTTAGAACGCAAGTCTTCCATTAGTCCTGTAGGTGTAATATCGCTGCCCACTTGCATTTGCTTCATACAACTCAAATCTAAGTTTTTCCATTTTTTGTGCCTGTGCCAAGTTTTCCAAACATTAGGCAGTATTAGCATATTCGTAGGTTGCACTTCTTTTATTCTATCTGGCAGATTCGCCACTGTGGTCTCAATAAATGTATCACAGTTTGCAACATGGCATGGATACAAACTCATACTTGTAAAACCAATACCTCTAGGATTGTATAATGCCATCATACTACTGTTTGAATCAAGCATAAAATATTCTGCATTGTGTTCTGCAACTTTGCGCATTAGTTTTGCACTGTGTTGATATGTTTTAGGCTTACCGGTTGTGCCGCTAGTAGTTACTGTAATATTCCAGTTTTCAAGATAGTTGATAACTGCTGACCTTACGTGATCGTTATCACTTTCTAGATATTCTATTCCATCAATATAGATCATTCTGAAAACATCTCCAAATTTGTAATTTTAATTATAACATAAATTTAGTGTAAGTCAACCCAAGAACTACCTGTATAGCCTTGGAATTTTTTTGTTGAAGTGTTGAAAATAATCATTCCTTCTTCTGCAGAAATATCATTTTTATCACTACTTTCTAAAGGTCTTGCTTTTAAAACTGGTACTTCTAAAACACCTTTATGATTAAAAATAAGGTTAGTTGATTTGTCTTCATCCGGTGGAGTATCATCGCCTAAACTAATAATATAATTTGTAGGAGCAGCAGAACTACTCGGTGTAAAATTAGCACTTTCATCTACAATAAACCCTGAACTACCTGCTTTTACAAATCCTGCACCATTATATGCTTCGACTATTGTAAGATGTATTACATCATCATTTGCCAACGGTAATTTTTCATCATTTGCGTCTAATTTAGAAACTCTGATTAAATCAATAGGTTCGCAATCATCATCATCGTACGCCATTTGTTTTAAAATTGTGTTAGCATTTAATTCAATAACATTTTCTACACCTTGACTAATGACTATCCTGCCATTTATTGCATTAATAAGCGTTGAATTATTTGATACAGATAAGACATCTTTTATAACACCGTCTTGTTCTACAGCAACTGGACCTATCATCTGTCCTCTAAAATGCGCAGCATAAATATTGTTTTCGTCATTATTGAGTTCAACAACCTTTATCAAATGATCTTCTGAAGTTCTTTTACTAGTATGTGTAATTCCTATTTTAGTATGTGCTTCAGTAATGTCGTTACCAACTATAAGCATAGGACCGTCTGTTCCGTTAGGATGACTTACACCGCCTACCCAATTCCACTGTAAATGATGAGAATCAAAACTGTTTAATTGTGTTGCAACATCTTGTCCAGGTCTTGTTCCTAGCAAATGACCAGTAACACTACCAAATACACCACCTGTCAAATTACCAGTAACATCGCCTAGTAAATCACCAGTAATGTTTCCTGTCATATCACCGAAAAATTCACCATAAGATGTACCTGTCATTTCACCATTGAATGTTCCGTATATAACACTATCTGCTGTAACATTACCTATTAGATCACCGTAGAATGTACCATGTATATGATCTGCTCTTACTACTTTATTGTCGGTATCAACAACTAATGTTCCATCTGTTGCAATAATATCGCCTCTAAGATCTCCAGTTACATTTCCGCTCACATCGCCAGTTACGTTTCCTGTTAGACTACCTGTAACATCGCCTGTAACATCTCCTATAACATCACCGTTATGGATACCTGTGGTATCACCTATAACAGGACCTCTGTGTGTACCATTACTGTCACCGTATAAATCACCAGTAACATCGCCTGTAAGATCACCTGTCACATTACCTGCTACATTGCCGACTAATGGCCCTCTATGAGTACCCCAACTGTCTCCGTATAAGTCACCTGTAAGATCACCTGTCACATTACCGGTTAAATCACCTGTAACATTTCCTAAAACATTACCTGTTACTGGACCAACAACACCACCTGTAACTTCTCCATATAAATCACCTATGAAGTTACCATAAATGTTTTTTGTATCAATGTCAATAACAACTGTACCACCTGAGTCGGTAATACTGCCAACTAGTGTCGCATACACCGTTCCTGTGGCTGTATCAACCATCACTGTTCCGTCAGTCTTAACAACTGAGCCTTTTATAAAATTATTCCAACTATCTACTAATACTGAGTCGTCAGAACCTATTACATCTATTCTATATTGATCACCTGGTACAAATTCGGTCATGTGTATCCTCCGCTAAACTATTTATCTGATTCTGTTCTTGACTGCCTAAACAAAATATGTTATAACTACTGTATGTATGATATATTTTTTATTGGTGAAAAAACTTGGTTTAGATATAAACAACTAAAAAAACGTTTTCCAATGGCTAAAGCAGCCCCAGATGTAGTAACAGCAAAAAAACTTTCGATGACAAAGTTTTTGTGGGTTGTTTGGCCAGAGTTAGATATTGCTCCGCATTTTGATTTTGATTATGTTCCTGACGAAGAAAGTTTAGAGTATACACATGTTTTTCAAAATGCAAACACAGAAGAATCCTTTTATGATGGCGTAGCACTTATGCCAAAAAACAGTCATCACGGACCTGGAGAATTACGTGCAAGATTTTATATTAAAAAGAAATTTGTTGAACAAGTAGCAAGTATTCGTAGGCAACGTTTTGCAGATATTGTGTTTATTAGTTACCAAGAACCTAATGCAGACGAAAATTATGAAAGATTGACATCGCAATTTTCTGATAGAAACGTGTTAAGAGTACATGGTGTTAAAGGAATACATCAAGCACATATTGAAGCAGCAAAACTTGCAACTACAGACATGTTTTATGTAGTTGATGGCGATGCACATATTGTTGATGACTTTAAGTTTATATATGATCCAGAATGGCATAATAATGATGCTGTTCATGTTTGGCGTAGTATAAATCCTGTAAATGGATTAGAATACGGATACGGAGGAATAAAATTCTTACCAAGAGTGCAAACAATAAATATGGATATAAGTAAGCCAGATATGACAACAAGCATTAGTAGTAAATTTGTTCCTGTGCATCGTGTTTCAAACATTACTGCATTTAATACGGATCCTTTTAATACATGGAAAAGTGCATTTAGAGAATGTGTTAAATTAAGTAGTAAAATAATTGATAGGCAAAAAAACGATGAAACAAATTCACGTTTGCGTACATGGTGTACACACATAGAACCTGATGTTGAGTTTGGAGAACATGCTCTTAGAGGTGCAAAAGAAGGTGCTGCATATGGAGCAAGAAATCAAGGTAAAGTTGACGAGTTAAAGTTAATAAATG